ATGTCTGGATTAGAGTTTATTGCCTCCAACATGTCTGCGTAATCCAGACCCACATACTTCACCAGTTTCTTGGATGTTTTGTAATCTGAAGAATTGACATCAGCACCCATGGATACATTGTTGTACCTGAAGTAAGCAAAGGGAAAGAAACTTCCAAACGCAGGTTCAGTGTCGGTGTACGTTGCATCCAGGTCAGGGTGTGTACCTGCACCACTACGATACATCCAGTAACCATCATTTCCCTGGTGGCTGTACTTGACCTGGAAGTAGTCATCATCGTCATTCTCAATGATGGGGATACTAAAAGAGTCTTCCTGAAGCACACCAGCTTCCTGCCATTGATAGGTCACCAGCAACGAGTCAAAGCTTGCTTGTGTATCTACCTGCATAGGCGTAGGGAGTACCTGATTCCGCAGCGTGTCATCAGTACGTATGGGAGTGTACCCAGCATTTGGAGGTGTACTCCAATACTCTAGACCAGTCTCGCTCATCTCCTGTGCCGTATCTGCCGACACAATAGGCTGCATATCTTTCAAGTACACAGGTGTACCTTTAGTGGTACTTAAGGTAGCTAATGTATTGTTAGAAGAGAGATAACCATAATCGTTGTACAGGGCTACCCAACCCCTATGCAGCATGTTCAAAGGTGCAAACTTGGAATACACAATACTGAGTGTTGGTCCTACGATATCCTGCAGGAGTGCCAGAACTAAGTCATCTCCCTGCACATTAGATAGCAACTGAGCAGCAGGGCGACCATAGACATAGCCTTTGCCTCCATAGTCATACATGCGGTGGGCACGAATACCGATACCACTAATCAAAGCTTCCAGAACATTTTCAACGATCTGCTCATCATTGCGCATGATTGAACCAATCACTGCAGGAGGGGTAGACCGTTGAATGTCTTTGTCTTCAAGCAAACGGGTAACTGAGGTGTTCACCGAGTGTTTCTTTTTGGTTTTGAAAAGCCCCATCGGTATCCACCTTTACAAAGAAAGAGGAGGCGAGTGCCTCCTCTGATTTACTACTTGCTACAGGTACTTAGGCACCTACGCCTGACAGCATCTTGGCTACAGCTGAACCAATATGGGTATCACTCAGCTTGTTCACACTATCGGCTACCACACCTTCATCCGTGGTTCGGCGCACTGACCAGGTATCGGTCATCAGCTTGGCTGCTTTCTGCTCGGCATCTCGAGCAAAGCCAGCAGTTTGAGCACCATACAGTGCCTTCTGTTTACCAATCACACTGTTGTCATCCACTCCCAAGGCCACCGTTTGTGCCTGCTCAGTTACGGTCTTCTGGGTCAGCAGGGTAATTTCGGCAGCAGATTTCTGGGTATTTGATACAGTCAAATCAAACTCAGCTTCCAGCTTGCATTTCTGTGCATACAGCACTTGACCCTGCAATGGAATGTTCAAACCTTCCGCTACAGTGTTAGCCGTCTGGGCTTGCAGCAATGCAATCTCATGGGGAATCTTGAGTACTGTCTGCTGAAGAATCAGCAACTCAGCGTTTGCTTTTTCTACCTGTACCTGAGCCAACAGAATCTGTTGTTCCATTAACTGGGTTTCAAGTGCAAGCTTATCGCGCTGCAGTAGAAACTCTACCGAAGCACGCATGACAGATTCAAGCGAACCCAAATAAACAGTTGCGTACTCCGCACCCTTAATACGGTTCTTGCCATACTCAGCCTCAAGGTGGGCCTTGTTGGCACGCATCAAAGTATCAAATACACCTGCCCCTTCAATGGTAGCTTGGGTCAGGTCCGCAGTAGTCAGGGGAACGAGTGGCATGTTTATTTAGGCTCTATTGAATTAATCGATGGACTTTGACATGGCTTGACGCTGAGCCAGGTCATGCAGTTCATCCGTAGTCAAATCAGGCAGGACTTCGATAGCGAACTCCTTGATCAACTTGCCCACTCGCGTCTTGTTACCGCGAGCATCCGTCTTGTTGACGAATACCTGGCATTGGCGATCAGCCAGATGCTGATACAGCATCCTGGGTACATGCCAACCTGCTTCGGCATCAGTAAATGGAATGTACTTGGTCAGGTTACCTACCAGGTTATTGCCGATAGAGATAATTTCTCCCGGCCATTCTTTCTTGGCAGGATTCATACACTGGATGCGAATACGCACTAGTGCGGTAGCTTCACGACGCTTGCGCAGACGGCGCTGCATGTCGGTCTCACCCTCAGCTGCTTTAGCTGCTGGCTTGGATTCGGGGGGTGCTTCTTCTGCTTCAGGCTCATCAGCCATGGCAGCATTAACTTTTTTACGCAGCGTTTCCAGCCCAATATTGGGGTGGTAGCTCAGGTTCATCAGATCAGCACGAGATTTCAGTGCAGTCAGTTCATCAGGAACCGGCGTGCTAGTGATTTCGCTCGAGTCATCATCATTCAGAATTTCGGACATTTCAGTATTTCCTTTATGGGATAAGAAGTGGAGAGCCGGTTTCCCGACTCTCCGTTACATCACTTACAGCAGGGCAGCAGTGCGCAGGCAGGCAATACGCTCGGAGCGCAGAGCCATGAAGCCGTAGTACCACTTGATGGACATAAAGCCAGTCTCACCGTAGGGGTCGTTGCGATCAGCCGTAGCCTCGCCCGGTGCCTTGTGGGTAATCTTGAACTTCACGGTCTTGCCATCAGTCTGGAAGCCAATGGTGGTGAACGACTCGCTACCGACAGCCAGCATCGGGAACACGTCGAACTTGTCACTGGTTTGATAAGCCGTCAGGTCACCAGCTGCCGAAGCACCAGCACCTTCCCACTTCATCATTTCCGGCACCACAACAATGCGCCAGGCATCAATTGCACCGACTTCGCCCAACACGGTCGTACCACCGGCTGCATACTTCTCAACCGAGATGAAGGCCGGGTTGTTGTGCAGGTCTTTCATTGCCTTGATGGTGGGCAGCAGTTCGGAACCAATGTAGAGCACACGGGCTGCGGGCAGAACACGGGTGTCCACCATGCGGGTACCGGTGATGATCTTGGTGAACTTCGGGGTACGGTTATTGTCAAGCTGAATGGACAGGTCCATCAGGTTCTTGTAGGTAACAATATCGTTGGCACCAACAGACGAGTTGAGCGGACCGGCATCACCAGCGAACTTCACCACACCAGCAGCGTTGATCAGGTCGATCTGCAGAGCATCTTCCGTCATCTCATTCGCGCCGTTGAGCATCTCACGGTTGATGTGCTGCAGCAATTCGGAATCCGAATCGAAGTCCAGCGATTCCTGGGTGTATTCATCGAAGAAGCCGAACTTCTCGATAGTACCTTCCAGTTCAACGCGCTTGAAACCGACACGGTTAACGCGGCCACCCGTTTCCGACAGCGTGGGGAGCTTGCCGGGGATGGTACCGATGTCCTTGCTCGAACCGTAGAGGTTACCGTTAGAAATGGTAGCACCCGCTGCATCGATACCCTGGTCGTTGACGTTGGCATCATCGAGCAAGGGCAGGTAGTGGTAACGCTTGATCTTCTTGCCCATGTTCTTGGGCATCGAGGCCACGTCAGCCAGCTGCGTGAAATACTGCTCCTTGCGGATTTCGATCAGTGCCTGTTTCTGATAGAACTCATTGGTAATCTGAGGACCAATCGTGGAGGCAACTGCGGGAGGGGAATTAAACTGTTGGGACATAGTGTATTACTCCATAAAATTAGGCATATCTGCCATTGGCTTGTTTTTCAAACTCCTCATCCGACAAAGCCAGCGGATTAAAGTCAGCTTTGTTGGATGCAGGAGCAGCAGGTTTGGAAGTGCTTGCGGCACGTCGTTTTTCTTTCAGTTTGTTTTCATCTGCCTTAGGTTTCGGCTGTACAACTACAGGCGGAGGTGTTTGCTGTCCCTGGTGCCCCAGATGATCAAACCCACCACGCGCCTGAATTGCATCACCGATTTGCCGGTAGGCTTCGATATCAGACAAACCATTGAGACGCCCGTAAACGCGCTCGCTTTCCATCTCAGCATGAATCATGTCATAAATGCCAGACTGAACATGGCCATTAATGACTTTCAAGATCTGAGGGGAATTGGCGATTACTTTCTTACTGGGACCATCCCATTTATTACTAACGATATCCAGAGTCTTGGTATAGGTAGGTGTGTCTGAAAGTTCATCCAGTACCGAATCCAGTTCCATCTCCAGGTCGTCAACTGAGTACTTCTTAGGGACATACGCTTCCTTGTCTTCCGTGCCCAAGTCGAGCGGGTCAATCCCACTATCTTTAACCAGTTTCGCAATTGCTTCTGGATTCTTCTTTTCCAGGTCAATCAGGAAGCTAAGCTTTGTTTCGTCCAGCAAACCGTTGTTATCCAACAGTTTCATGATCTTCAGGCTGGGTTTAAGTGCAGCCATCTTCTTGGTGTAGTTGGCACCCATCTGCATCAGCGAGATAGCATCATCCACACTACCTACGGCAATGTCTTTGCCATTGGCCTTGAAAGGTGCTACCAACCTTTCATACGCCGCCTTGTAATCAATCTCATCAGACGCAGTTTCAGGCTTAGCGGCATCGGAAACATCCTTTGCCACCACTTCCACAGGCGGAGTTTCATCATCATTCTCCTTATCTTCTGCATCTTCTGTTTGTTCATCAGCCTCATCAGAGGTGGCCTCAGTATCTTCCTCAGACGCATCAACTTCTTCGTTGGTATCTGCATCCTCAGACGCATCGGTGTCTACCGCCGCTTCGTTCGCCTCACGGCTCACAGCGTCGATATCCACCTCGCGGATGTCTTCATCCGGCATATCCAGATAGGAACGTGGTTCTTCTTTAAGAACTTCTTCGGTAGCCATTATTTCGCATCCTCAGCAATCAACTCATCCCGGGTTTCTTCATCAGCCTCAATTGCCTTTTCAGCCAGAGATGCTCGGTGATACACAGTATTGAAGTATTGGATCAATGCACCAATTGCATCCATCTGTCTGACAATAGACTCTTGATACTCAGTAGTCTGCATGCTGGGATCACTCTTCAAATGAACCAATCGCACTGCTTCTTCTTTAAAGTAGCCAGTTTCAATGATTCTGTTGAAGTCGCGGTTATTACGTAGGCGTTCCAAGGCATTACCCGTGTCCACCAGCATTTGTGCCTGCTTGATGTTTAGCTCAATGTCTTGAATTACTTTAGTGTTATCCATAATGTGTTCTATCAAAGTTCTCAGGGTTAATGTAGATACGAAGATTATACTAATCTTTTATAAAGTGCTAATTACTTTTAATCTTTGCTTGTGCTGCAATGTACGCCTTCAATAGGTCATGACTCCTGGCTTTATCTGCCATATCCATATCAAGCAGTTTCAATTGTGCCTGACTACGCGCTTGTTCGCCAGTCTGTTGAAGAGCACGCTCTTGTTTTACACCAGACTCCTGTTCAACAAAGTCCAGGTTCTTTTGGTCAGTATCGGACTTGAAGTGTCCAGCTTTAGCAACCTCAGTACCCTGCTTAACGCCGTCCAACTGCGCAGTAGCCATGTAAGATTGTGCTTTAGCCTGTTCAGTCATAATCTGTGCTTCAAGCAAAGCCAGTTCCAATTCTGCTCTCTTAACTTGCATTGGATCGGGTTCCGGTTGGTAATTTTCAATTTTCTTGGCCAGTTCAGGCATTTTGCGTAACCGCATAATGTCACTCAACACCATCTTGACAATTTCCGGATCGCCATTCGGCCCTACGGTTTGCATGATGAATGCCAACTCTTCCGCTTTATTATTATCTTCTTCAGCTGTAGAGATGGATAGTTTAAGGTCAAAACTACCGGGCAAATCATCACGCCGTACCGTAACGAATTCTTCATTGGAGATACGAACCACTTCTTCCTCAGACAGGAACTCGGCGTTCATACTAACGAACTTACGGCCAATCGCTACCACACCTGCACTCAGCCTCCGCAGAATACCAAGCTCACGTTTGGAGGCAGCATCGAGTGCTCCCCGTACACCAACAGCCACATCTCCCAAGCTCTGGCCGGACACACCTTGGCTAAAGGATTTCACTCCTGTCAGTGCTTCTGCTTCCTGGTTCTGAAGTTGCAACATGAAAGCTGCTGACTGCGGAATCTCTGGATAGGTATGCATGTAGATACCCTGTCTTGGGTCCACATTGGCATTAAATTCGTAATCCATCCCCTTATCGAACTTTCTGCGGTTGGTAGTATCCAGGGCATCTTTACGGATGCCTGTTTGACCATTGGCAGACTTGCCCATGATATCAATCATGCCACGCGTTACTGCACCAGCAATCTTCTGGTTATCTTCCAGCAATGCTCCATCAGGCTCTCCGTAGATACTTTTACGGACAGGCAAATAATCCACCACCACAAAAGGCAATGCCTTGTCTGGGTAGGGGTTCTCTTCCATCCGAATGATCGTGTTGCCCGTCCATGCAATCACCACCGGCTTGACAATGCCAGTACCATCGATATCCCGGAAACCCCAGTACTCGTACACTACAATCTTCTTGCGGGCTTCATCCGAGAAGTTGAAGTTCTTTGAGCCTTCCGAAGTCGCATGATCCGGTTCACTCAGAATCGAGTGCCCAGTCGAAACAACTTGATCCAGGTTACGGTACTTGCCATCTTTCTTCAGCTGAGACATTGAAGATTCAAAGCTATACACAGCAAAGCCTGCTTTGGTGATATCTCCCAGACAAGTAGGATCGAACACCACATTGCGGTGATCACAAATTTCGACAGTGGGTTTATTGCTAACAGTACGTTTGCGTGTTTCTTCCTGGTAACCAAGAATTACAGCTTCAATGGGTTGCCCATTTTCGATGCTCATTTCATGTGCCTGTTTGAGTTCTTCAGGCACATTGGTATTGTATTCGCTAGGAGATTCAGCTTTCAGTTGAGCCAGCTGCTCATGCATGGGTACCATCTCAGGGTTGATACGGAACTCCACCACCGGGAAGTCATCGGTGTAGTCCTCCTCATGGAACTCCCAACCCACCCGTACAATTACCGTGCCTTCATCTACAGCAGTGCGTACGTATTCATCAATGAAACTAACCTTATCAATCTGGTTATTAAACTGGTGGTTCAGTACCAGTTGATTCTGCTTTGCTGCATCACGATCTTCCCAGGTAACTGGATTCACGTTAAAGATATCTTCTGTACTGAGAAAGGGATCACTCAGCGCACCATACCGCCACTCTGCCTGCTTTCTAATAAGCCTGGGCATGACTTTAGAGTTGCCAACTCCGGTATTTACCTTAGCACCCCCAGTTACATTCAGGTTATCAAGCCAGACCTTAACTCTACCTACTTGAGCATCATGAATAGGCTTGGCATCCTGCAAGTCCTGCTTTAACTCAGCAAGAGTAGGTTCCTTCTTCCACTTAGTAAGTGGCTTTGTACCGGGAGTTTGTGCTAAAGATTGTTCATTCATAGCTGGTTAGGTTTCCGTGTGGGATAATCATGACGCATATGACGTATTATGCCTATAAAGCTTCTTGAATTCACAGTTATCTACAACATAAGTAGGATAGTAAGACATAATGTAACTAGTTTGTCAGATAGCACCTAACATAACTTAACCTAAGGATATACAGATATGACCACGTATAACACTGCTGTTACCCCCACTTGGACGAAACTTGCCGATAGTAACGCAGGAGACCTGTTGGTTACCTGGAGTAACTCCGTTACTGTTGAGTTCGCTACGACTGGTGCAGATGTTGCACCGGTTGTTTCCGGACATAAACTTGGTCCTGATAGCGCCATTACCCGTAGCCTGATTGGCGCAGGTTTCGTATGGGCAAGGCTGATTGCGGGTAGCAAGCCAGCTTCCGTAACCCTGGTGGTGAGCAAGTAATGCTGGGCGCTTTCTCGCTGTTTAATCCGTTTTCTTTAAAAGGCCGTCCCCATGGGCGGTCCCTTGCTCAAAGAGTTCGGGCGATGTTCGCCAACAACGAAAAAGGTGTCTGGCTCGACCCCTCCGACCTCTCCACCCTGTATCAGGACAGCGCAGGCACCACGCCTGTTACAGCTGTCGGGCAGCCTGTAGGCAGGATCGAGGATAAATCCGGTAATGGCTACCATGCCACCCAGCCCACCAGCACGGCCCGGCCTGTTCTCGATCAATTCTCGTCCGTACTCGGGGAAACCGCTCCGGGATACCGTATTAAAAACGATTATGTCGATGACGACCTGATCTGGAGCGGCCAGACTGGTGATTACCACATCGCGCTTGCCAATATCAGTGGCGTGCAGTTTTATGCCCATCGCCTGAACAATGGACAGCGGATTCCACGATCTGATTTCGCTG